AGGTACATACGCAATAACAATAGGACAATATAAATACTAATGGAAAACATAGATTTAAACAATGGATTTAGTGACACGAGACCGCAGATGTGGACAAGTGATGAGATAAGAGAACTTATACTCTATGCGAAAGACTTAGAGAAGCAAGTAGAAGATAAGACTGCACAACTAATAATGATTAACACTAAATTAGAAATAGAAGAAAAGAAAGTTACAAGATTGACAAATATATTAAAAGCATTAAACATATGGCAATAAAAGAAATAGAGTTAAAAGTACCAACGTCTTACGCAGACATTACTTTGAAACAATGGATAGAATTACAGAATGAATTAGAAGCATACAAAGATGATGCAGATGCAGTAACTGCGTTAATGTTATATCACCTATGCGGACTAGAACCAAAGTATTTAAAAAGTATATCAATAGATGATTACGCAGTAGTTAAAACACAATTAGAATCTTTCTTAGGTAATACTGAATTGCCACTACAAAGAATTATAAAGATAGATGGAAAGGAATACGGATTTGAACCTAACCTATCTCAAATGTCTTATGGTGCATTCGCTGATATAACACAATACAAAGATTTAACAATAGATAAGAATTGGGCAAAGATAATGTCAATACTATATAGACCAATCAAACATAAGAAAGGTGAAATGTATTCTATTGATGCATACGATGGTGAGATGCGAGAAGAGATGTTTTTAAATGTTTCAATGGATATACACTTTGGCGTATTGTTTTTTTTTGTCAATTTATTAATGGACTTGCTGAAAGGTATCCTGAAATCTACGATGGAGAAGGATATACATCCCAACATCAAGCAAATTTTGGAAAGAAGTGGGCGGCTTATTCCACACTCATTGACCTCGCCGGCGGAGATATTACGAAAATAGATTTAGTTACAAGAGAACCATTAGAGAAGTGTTTATTGTATCTTGCATTCAAATCGGATAGAAATAAAACTGAAACTTTATTACACAATGAAGCAATGAAGAAGATGAGATAATAACTTTTCAAATCTTTATTGTTATTACTAAAACGAAACTATGGGAGGCATTTGGAGCAATAGCAGAAATGGTAATTTAAGATATTCAGTCAATAGACAGAATCAATCTGGTATATTCCTTGGGCCCACGCGTGGATTAAGTTCACCAAAGAATAGTAGAAGAGGTTGTTTATGTTTAGATAGTGATACCTATGATGTTAAATGTTGCAATGGAGCATTGATGCAACAAGGTATTGGTAACATACAATCACCTAATAGAACAGGCGGTGGTGGATTTAGTGATGGATATGATGAAGGTTTCGAACAAGTAAATCAGTAAAAATAAAATAAAGATATGTCTCAAATATCAAAGCAAGCACTTATTGTTGATAATAATCAATCATTCCCTACAAATAACGCAGGTGAAATTACACCATCGGACTTAAGGGCATTTAATGTAAATATGATTGACTCATTGGTAAACGAAATACCTTATCAATCATTTACAGCATCAGTAACTAATTCAATTAACTTATTGAATCAGTTTAGTGCATCTCAACAACCTTCATTTACTGCATTGAATACATTTACTGCAAGTCAGTTAACAATCAATTCAGGATACAATGGAGCAACACAATCTTTGTCAGCAAGTATCGCACCATTACAACCGCAGATAACTTCATTACAAAATTTTACAGGTTCGATAAATCAAATTAGTGATGATGGTATTTTACAAGGATATTCAACAAGATTAAACTTCTACGGATTAGTATCAGCAAGTATCGTAGCTAATGTAGGTGGCCCAATTGCTGTTATTGATATATTACAAGATAGTACTAAAGCAACTACGTCATCTGTAAATGTTTTAACTTCATCTATTAATCAATTAAATGCACAAACTGCATCTGCATTAAATAGTATAAGTTTACTTAGTTCTCAAACGGCCTCATATAATTTATATACGGCTTCATTCAATTCATATACTGCAAGTACTAATAATACACTTAATGCATATAGTGCATCATTTTATAATATAAATGTTTTTACTGCATCTGCGGACATAAGTATTAGTAACCTTAATCTTACAACATCGTCTTTATATAATTCAATTGCAACTAAATTAAATACATCTTCCTTTAATGATTTTACTTCAAGTACTAATTCATTAATTTCAAAAACAGGAAGTTATGCAACAACAGGTAGTAATTCATTTAATGGTAATCAAATATTTAGTGGTAGTTTAACAATAACAGGTAGTATATACAATAATATAATATCTGCATCTATTGTTTCATCAACTGCTTCATTAGATTTTAGTAAAGCAAACTTTTTTACTTTAACATTACCAGGAAATGCTAATACATTTATTAATATTCAAAATGCAAGTAAAGGACAAACTGCATTAGTTGAGATTTCAAACGCTGGAACTGCAGCAACTGCATCATTTGCAACAAACGTATATCAACCATCTGCTTCATTTTATGTTCCTACTAATATAAGTGGTAGTAACGACATATTAACATTTAGTACATTTAACGAAAATAAAATATATTTAGCATCTGTTAAAACAATGCAAAACTCATAACATATGTTAATACAAACATTTGGATTTAATGCAACGGGTAAAGCTACTGGAAGATTATTAAGTCCAGGTCTACAATTTGGTGGTGGTTCTGTTGGAGCAGTCTTTGGAACTTATCCAAATCAATACGGAGTTATTGTGGCAAATATAGAATTATCAGCTAGTGTTTCATGGGGTAACGATTTTAATGTTACTACAACATCAAATTTATTCGGTGGTACTACTAATACTGCAGCTATATTAGCACAAGACCCAAATGCTATACCTGCAAAATATTGTAATGAATATTCTGCAAGTATGAATGGAATAACTTATAGTGATTGGGCATTACCTACTACAAGTGATTTAACCGAATGCAGAAAAAATAATACTTTATTAGCAGTACCATTTAATGTAATAGATGGAGCATCTGGACCAAGTTTGTATTGGACTTCATATACTACCAATTTCAATACTGCATATATAACAGAGTTTAATGAAAGTTCAGGATATTATCCTGAGACTACTGGATTTAGATGTTGCGGCCCATCATCACCAGGACCAGGAGTGAATTATCGTCCTGTAAGATATTTTGATTTTAGATAAAAAATAACTATTTTTTTAAACACATTTGTTATTAACATTATAAACAACTAAACAATGAATTCAAAAACTGTATTAAGTAAGATATTAGGACTTTTATCAATGGATAAAGAAGTTGAATTAACTTACGCAAAATTGAAAGACGGAACAATCGTTGAATCTGCAACATTCGATGTAGGTGAAGATTTATTCGTAGTATCAGAAGATGGTACTAAAACCCCAGCTCCAGACGGAACACATGAATTATCTTTAACAGATGAATCAGGTGAAGAAAACTTAATCAAAGTTATCACAAAAGATGGCAAGATTGAAGAAAGAGAAAACGTAGAGTTAGAAACTGTAAAGGTTGAAGATTTACCTTCTGCATCAGGAGATGTATTAGATGTAAATTTAGTACCTGACCAAACTAACCAAATCAAATCTGGAACTTTAATGGCAGAAGAAACCGAAGAGGTAATGCCAATCTCAGAAGATGCAACCGAAGAAGATGAGTCAGAAGTAGAAATTAACTTAGGTGACATGGTTAAGAAAATCGAAGAGATGACTTATAGAATTCAAGAGATGGAAACTAAGATGGAAGCAATGATGCCACCAGTAGATTCTGAAGTAACTCAAGAAGTTGCAGGAATGAAAATGTCAGCAGAGCCTGATGAAGAAGAAGAGTTACCAAAATTAGATGGTGCTCCAACAGAAGAAGCTACAAGATTTGCAGCTGAAACAAATAGAAAAAACTATGGTAAGAAAACAACAGATTCACAATCTACGTTCTTATCAAAACTTTATAAATAAAATTATTAAAAATCCAAAAAAGGAAACAATGAACAAATTACAAAAATTCGCACTTCCTACTATTACTAACTCTACCTACTCAGGTGAGGCAGCAGCAGGATACATCGCAGCAGCGTTGTTAAGTGCAAACACATTGGACAAGAAGCTTGTTACTATCATGCCAAACGTGAAGTACAAATCTGTAATCCAAAAATTAGCTGTAAGTGGTATCGTACAAGATGCTTCTTGCGACTTCGTAACTTCAGGTAGCGTAGCTATTACTGAACAAATCTTAACTCCAAAAGAATTACAAGTTAACTTACTATTATGTAAGCAAGAATTTGTAGCATCATGGGAAGCTTTACAATTAGGTTTCTCTGCTTTTGATGAAATCCCTAAGAACTTTAACGACTTCTTAATCTCTTATGTTGGTGGAACAGTAGCTCAAGCAACAGAAGAAAACATCTGGGCTGGAACTGCAACTAATGGTTCTTTCACAGGATTCCAAACTTTATTCTCTGCTTCAGTAGCAGCGGGTGGAGCAACAGCAGTATTACCTGCAAAATCAGGTGGAACAGGTGTTATCATCTCTGGTAGTATCGACTCAACAAATGTAATCTCTAAATTAAATGATGTTTACTTAACTATCCCTAAAGCGGTATTTGGTAAGCCTGATTTATTGATTTATGTATCAACTGACGTAGCAAGAGATTATCAAGCTGCATTAGCAGGTGGTGGTGCAAGTGGATTAGGTGCTAACGGTTTCAACAACCAATTGAACGTAGGTGAAAAACCAATGAACTTCAATGGTATTGAAATGGTAATGTGTCCAGGTATGGGTACTGACAAAATCGTAGCAGCTCAAAAATCTAACTTGTTCTTCGGTACAGGTTTACTTTCTGACTACAATGAAACAAAAGTAATCGACATGGCTAACATTGATGGTTCACAAAACTATCGTATTGTAATGAGATTTACTTCTGGTGTACAATTCGGTGTTGGACAAGATATCGTTTACTACGGAGCTTACTAATATTAACTAACAAAACTAAATCAAAGTATCATGGCTTGTAATTTATCAGCTGGAAGAAACGAAGTTTGTAAAGAAAGTATCGGTGGTATACAAGGTGTATACTTCGTAAACTATACAACTGGGTCTTTCACTAAAAACGGAACAGGAGAAGTAACTGCAGTACCATCAGGTAGTGTATTATATTTCTACTCTTTAAAAGGTTCAAGTGCATATACTGAAACTGTTACCACTTCTAGAGATAACGGAACTACATTCTTTTCACAAGAATTAATTCTAAACTTAAAGAAGTTAACAAACGAGATGACTACTCAATTAAAGCTTATGGCTTATGGTCGTCCTCAAATTATCGTTTGGACAAATAATGGTGATGCATTGTTAGTTGGTGAAAAATTAGGAGCGGATGTAACCGCAGGTACAATTCAAACCGGAGCAGCATTGGGTGACCTTTATGGTTATTCAGTAACGTTCACAGGTATGGAACAATTACCAGCAGCATTCATTTCTGGAAGTTCAACATCTAACGCATTAGGTGGTTTAACTGCAAACTACTCAGTAGTTTATGGTTCTAACGCTTAATCAGTATTAGCATAAAAATATTAAACCCTACTCTTCGGAGTGGGGTTTTTTATTTTAACTATTATTAGATAATTATTTGTTATTATTAGATACAGACAAGATAAACAATACTTAATGCTAGCATATTACATATCTCAATCAAACGCATATACATTTAGAACTCAGCCTACTGGCTCTAATGAGTTTACAATGTCATTACAAGACATGTATACTTTACAAAACTTTACAATGTCAATGGCAAGTATGTCTTATAATCCATACGAATCATTTGTAGCATTTACAGGAAGTATTAGTGGGTCATATGTTGCTGCTGAATATAGAGCAACTCTTTACAATCAAGGTGTAGGAAGTAATCCAGGCAATGCAACAGGCAATGCAATATGGCAAGGTTCAATCCAAGTATATGCATCACAATCAATAGACAAATCGGTATACGAAAACCAAATACCTCCAATAACTTCACACGCTAGTGAAAACAGATACATAATTTTGACTTAATATGAAACAACAACAAAAATTCTCCATCGTTAATGTAAATAATAATCAGCTTCCTATTATAACGGAAGATGCTAAAACACGATATAATTGGATTCCATTCGGTGTTTATGGGCACGATGATTTCTTTGATGCAGTAACAATGACTTATAATGTAAGTACGACTAACTCAGCATGCGTAGAAGGTATCGCTGACTTAATATATGGTAAGGGTGTATACTCTAAAGATAAAGCAATGAATGATATATTACAAAAGTTAATTCCACAAGAAGAAACTAAGAGAGTATCATTTGATTTAAAGTTGTATGGCAATGGTGCGTATCAAGTATATTGGAATGACGAACATACAAAGGTAATTAAATTCTACCACGTACCTGTTCAATATTTAAGAGCAGAGAAGTTAGATTCACATCCTAGAATAGAAAACTATTTTTATTGTACTGATTGGAATGACCAAAGAAAGATTAAAAACAAAAAGAAAATACCTGCATTCGGTACGTCTAATGAGAAGTGTGAAATACTTTACATTAAACATTACTCACCAGGTTTATATTATTACTCATTACCTGATTGGGTTGCAGCAATGCAATTCGCAGTAACGGAAGGTGAGATTAGTAACCTACATTTAAATAATATTACAAATGGTTTCTTGCCGGCAGTAATGTTAAACTTTAACAATGGTGTACCTGCTCCTGAAGAAAGAGAAACAATTGAAGATTTAGTTCAAGCTAAATTTACAGGAACAGACAACGCAGGTAGATTTATGTTATCATTTAACGATGACCCTGCAACTAAACCTACGATTGATATTATTGACATACCTAATCTACATGAGAAATATGATTATGTAGCAACATACACACAAGATAGAATACTTGTAGCACATAGAGTAACATCTCCTTTATTATTTGGTATAAGAACCACAAATAATGGTTTCAGTTCTCAATCAGAAGAAATGAAAACTGCATTTAGTATCTTGCAAACAATGACTATCTCTCCATTCCAAAACCTAATCTTAAATAGTTTAGATATGGCATTGACAGAAGGTGGATATGATAATATGGAATTATACTTTGAACAATTAACTCCGTTAGTTTTATTATCACAAACTGCAGAAGAAACAGGTAAAACAATTGCACAAGTTGAAGATGAAACTAATAAGTCTATGGAGAACCCAGCGACTCAAGAAAACCCAGGAGACCAAACAACACAAGATGCTGAATTCGAAACCGAACCAGTACCTAATGTTAGTTTAAGTTCAGCATTTTTTCAAAGAGAATACGAAACATTTAAACAAAAATAAATTATGGCATACGCACTTTTTATTAATAGAAACGATATAATTAAGAACACACCTCTTCAAGGAGCAATTGATGCAGATGCTTTATTACCATTCGTTAGAACTGCTCAAGATAAATACTTAAAGAATCTTTTAGGTACAATTCTATTTGATTATTTACAGGCACAAATCATTGCAAACAATGTGGACAACTTGTCAGTATATTATCAAGACCTATTAGATGACTATGTTAAAAATACATTGATGTGGTATTCTTGCGTTGAATATATTCCGTTTAGTTCAGTTCAGTTTAAATCTAATGGTAGTGTTAAACAACAAAGTGAACAAGGTACTGCACCTTCTAAAAGTGAAATAGATTATTTATTAGCTAAGGCATTGAATAACGCTGACTATTATGCATTAAGATTACAAAACTATCTAATTGCATATTCAAACAACATACCTCAATACTTACAATCAATAGGTAATCAAACTCAAATTTATCCTGACCAATCGAATCAATATTTCGGTGGTATACAATTATAATAACAATGAGTGCATTAGTAACAAATACAAATGTAAATTATACAAATTATTACAATTTGATTAATTTCTTTGCAGAGTATATGGCACAACACCCATCTATTACATCAGTATCAACCGAAGAGATTGATGAGTTTGATAAGAGAGAGTTTCCTGCATACCCTGTTGCGAATGTTATAATACCATCAACTAGATTTGCAACTAATACAACTGATTATGAAATACAAATAATCGTTGCTGATAAGATTAAGGATAATAATAATGAAAGTGATGATAGAACTAATCAGCAAACTATTCCTTATTACGGCGTTAATGATTTGATGGATATTTGGTCAAACACACTTGCAATCGTAAATGACATAACTTCTTTTATTCAAAGAGGAGTTACTAA